AGTCATGTCAATAGGTGCTTTGACGTGAGTGGAGAGCGCACTCAACATCATATTCATATGGAAGGTAGTAAGATACTGCCACCAATAGGGTTTGTTAACCGCGTCCATACGAACATTAGCCGCCTTAGGGTTAGCACCATCCTTGAGGTCAGCCTTTAGTTGTTGCATGAACAACATGGCCTGAGGATTAGTAGGATCAGCCAAGAGTGCTAGACCACTCTCATTCTCACGAAGTGCGTCTAGCAGTGGGCCAATATGCCCCGCACTATATTGCCTGAACACCTTACTCACATTCAGAGCACGACCAGCTTCCGAGGTGTGACCGAGAAAAGTGTGCATTGCCCAATTACGATCTGCAATTGCTTTAGCAAGATCGGTTTGATCTGTCTCTTTCCATTGGTCAGTTCCAAGACGACTTAAAATGTCATCAGCCTTTGCGGCAGCCAAGTCAGCACTAGCACCAGCACGCATGATACGAGCAGTCAGTTCACCTTGTTTGACTTGAGGAATCTTATTAGGGTTGAGGCCAAGTTCAAAAGCTCTGGCGCGGGTTTCTTCCCAACTGATTGGTTCCTTACCTTCATTGTACTTCTCAACTTCGTCATGAATGCCTTGAAGATCTTCGGGGATATAACCAGTACGAGCAATTTGATTCCGAAGTTGTTGGGCACGAGTCATGAACTTATTCTGATCTTTAGATAGACTTTCATTAGCTTTCGCATAAAGAGCATCCATATAACTCTCATGACTATATGGGCTTTCTAGGCTAGACTTAAGATTATGAATATCTGCTTCATGAAAACCAGACAATTCTTTATCAAGCATATTGAATAGTGCAAGCCTGCGAGAGGTTGCAATTTCCTGACTTTCACTAGGAGGCCCATCAAATGAACCTTTCCGCCCCTCTTCCCAGTCTTTCTTATACCGTTCAGCACTTTGTTGAAACCTACTAATCTCCTCGGTATGTTTACTGGTGAAATTTTCGACACTATTTATAAAATCTTTTAGTGTGTCTTGATACGCAGGCGAATCAGTATCGCCTGTTCTACGGTTGAACCCGAGATAAGGGGGTTTACCGTCTTCATCTCTAGACCGCATGAACTTGATTGGATTAGCATCACGTTCACGCATAGACATACCAGCCCTATCCTCAGTGGTAAAGGCTTCTTGTTCGCTAGGGTGATCTCGATAACCAAATTCACTATTCTTAGAAGTAGTTTCGCCATTATTAACTAGTTTTCTGAAATCGGGATAGCCTTCAATATCTTGAATTGCGTGTTGCGTTTCATGCAGAACTGACCTAAGTACGTCAGGGGAATCTGGCCTAATTGCAATGTGAGGACCACCCTGTTCCTTAGCCCAGTACGCTCCGTCTGAACCAGCAGGAGGTTTATAAGACACAGGAATATCGCGTAGCTCAGGGTATCGATCAAACAACTCTGGGTGATCTAGGTGATCCGCTAGTGTGGGGCCTTGGAGATGAGGAATAAGTTTAGCATCTTTATCGCTAATTTCAGAACGCTGTTGGCCATCAGACGCTCTGAAAGTGCCCGCATCATATGGGTCAAATCCACGAGAGTTCTTTCCGATAAACATGAACCGATTACCAGCACTGTTGAACCCATTCTCACGAGCACCAGACTTGCCGTTAATCACAGCGTCATGAGACATAGCAAGAATATGACTCACTTCCGCATCATTATAGCTGAGATTAAGCCCCATCTTACGACCAAACTGGCGGACAGCACTTTCCATGGCGTCCTTCCAGTTCTTTGGCATAGCACCACTCTCAGACCGTTCAGCCAGAACTTCCTCGGCAGCCCGTAATCTGTTACCACCATACGCCTTGGGATTTGCTTTCTGCCAAGCGTCTGTGTCGCGACTCAGTTGGTTCACATTACGATCAAGAAGACTAGTCAGAGTACTATCAAGTTTGTCCCCGAACTGTTGGGCAAGACCAAAGTGGCCAAGGCCCTCATGATACAAGAGTGCATTCACATCTTCAGGGGTGGCGTTACGGCCACTGTAAATTCGAACAGTACCGTCCTTACCATAGAATCCGGGAGCGCCTTCACTAGAACTACCCGGTCTATCTTCTTTTAGTGCTTGAGCGCGAACTCCAGGATCAGCAATGTCAGCAGGCCCATGAACAACCTCCACATTAGGAGCATTAGTCCAGCCAGCAGTCTGGTTGTTGACATGATCTTCAACATTTTGGCGGTGCTGTTCATTCTGTACCATCTCCGCGTGTTGATTGTATTGATCCTGATAGTTGAAATCTGGTTGCAGCGTCTGTTGAACTGGACCAGTACGGCTCTGTCCATCACGATGTTCAACCCAGGTATTGACATCCTGCCAGTTAGGCTGAGGACCTTGCCTACCCTGGAAGAAGTTCTTGATGTCGTCCACACTACCAGTCTGCAACAGTTGCTGATACTGAGCATGGTCTTGTGCATTAAGTTGCACATGATCCTGTGTCATAGGCGTTATCTGACTGGGCCTAGGATCAGCCTGTGGGGTTGTGTCAATACCTCTGTTACCGAAGAGGCCCTTGACAAATGGACTGACCTCTACGGCCCCGTGAATAGCGCCACCCACAGCACCACCAATCATAGCAGACTTAAGGTTCTGCTCAATGTCGAAGTCTTTCTTCTGACCCTGAGCCATATCCATCATCTGAGCAGCCGCATCTCCAGCAGCGCCTATAATAGCATTACCCGCCATAGCACCACCAAGACGACCAGCCATACCGGCACCAAGACCCATCTGAGGAGCAAGAAGATACTGGGGATTAGCAGCAACACCCGCACCAATATTGAGGACCTGTTGGCCCACACGAGCGGCTTTGTCACCAAGACTACCATTAGCATTGCCAATTTGATTAGCAGTCGCTTCGGCGGTAGTTTGCTGGTTGATGTCAGTCAGACCTTGGTTGTAACGCTGATGTAACTGCGCGTCCGTCTCACCCGGTTGACGACCAAAACCAGACTGCTCCATGATGTCACGTACACCAGGGGTACGGCCGCCCATAAGCGGCGGAAGGACTTTCTGGATACCCTGAGCAACCTGACTCTGACCAACATCATGCAAACCAGGAACTGCTGAGATCACATCAGCAACACCAGGAAGACCATTCATAATTGGTCCGCTGGCGACAGCTTGTTTGTACACCGCACCAGCAGCGTTGCCCAGTTTATTTACAGTGTCATTATTACCACCAGCATAACCAAGAACCTCATGCCACAGATCATTCGACTGTGGTACAGGCGCACTTACAGGACCCCAGGGATTGCCCCCAGAAGTTGGTGTAGGCTGTGCAGGACCCCAAGGGTCAGCCATTAATGGAAGACCTGTAGTCCGGGTTGACCTTGGATATAGAAGTGCTTACCAGAATTACCGGGGGTTGCATGAGCCCGAGCTTGTTCCTCTGTAAATACCGGGACTCCTCCTTGATAACTAACTGCAGCGTTGCGATTTGTGGAGGCGGGTACAGCCGGGGGAGCAGTTCCACCACCACCCGTATTAAGTAGGGGTCTGGGTGCTCTTCCTGTGGCGTGTGTAGTCAAGTAGTTGAACCGAGCAGTTTGAGCAGGAGTAGCACTACCGTCGGTTACTGCTTGTTCAAGTCCTTGAATTTCTGTAGTCGCACTTGGACGACTAGCACTGATACCGGCAGCCTGAACCCTAGCACCAGCATTCACATCAGCATTACGCATACTGACATTTCGTTGAGCACTACGATCAGACGCCTGTTGAATGTTATTAGATGTCATACCATACGTACCAGTTAGGTCAGGTGTCCAGGCACCAGGTTCGGGTATAGACCACAAACTAGCTGGGGTTGCAAGAGGGCCACCAATCTGTTTAGCAAGAGGTGCTAGTGATTGGTACTTCTGGGCATATATAGCGGGGTCTTTAATACCGCTCAGCATTCCGCCGATTTGTGGTCTATATCGATCAGCAATACCAGCGGCTTGTGCTTGTTGGGCTTCCTGTCTAACACCAAGCATTCCGGTTCGATAGGTATTGTTGTATTCCATGTACTGTTGGCGCAACCTAGCCTGTTCAGCGAGTGCGGTAGACTTATCATAGATGTCAGCACCACCAGTTGCACCAGTAGCTAGGGCTCGTTGACTAGCTGCAGCTACAGATGACGGATCATTAATATCCATCCCTGCCATAGCTTGGCCGAGTTCTTGACGTTGCATCCGCTCTTCATAAGCAGGTTGTCGCCCACCGGACACAAGAAGGGCGTCCCCGAGAGCACCGAGGATATTACGCATGGTACCATGCTGAAGACCCTGAGGAAGTAGCCCATACACACCACTATTAGCCATTCCACCACGAGGATGCTCGCCCGAAATAGCCGAATTAACAGCTTGAGCAGCTCCACTATTGTCGTAGTTTATACCTGGGGGTTGTGGTGTTTGATCTGGAACCCCAGGATCAACTTGAGGAGTGCCAATATTAGGAGGTGCGGCTAGTGGGCCAGGATTAGCGGGTGGTGCAACAGACTGGGCAGGGGGCGCCATTCTTTTCTTAGCTTGTACAACTACCTCAGCCAGAGGCGTACTCGTCTGTCCCCCTGGTGCAGCGGACTGACCTGGGGCAATAGCTCCTTGAGTTTGTCCAAAACTAGCTCCACCACCTTGAGAAGATTGGGGGTCAATTAAGGATTGAAGAAGATCCATTAGGGCCATGTCTTATTTGCCCAACAGTTGTCCGATACCGGCAGGAATACCGCCCTGACCAAATATATTATTCGTGCCCGTACTTTGACTCACATTACCTGCATTACCAATTACACTACCTGCCTGATTACCTGAATTCAGTAGACCTTGAAGTTGATTAGTGTAGTTCCCATATTGGGTGTTTGCATAGTTCTGTCCGTAGGTGTCTAGGGCCTTTAATGTGCCACCAGAATTGAGTAGACCTTGGGTAGCAGCATTACCAGTAATGGAATTCATGCCTTGTTGTTTACCGAACTGATAGCCTGTACTATTTTGCCAATTAGTAAATCCTTGGTTCTGAGCAGGAGTACCATTCAATCCAAGCATACTGGCAAGTTGGTTTCCTGCACCCGCACCATTACTTACATTTCCACTAAGGGCTTGCTGAAGATATGGATAAGCCTGGTTACTGCTAGAAGCATTAGTCCCACCAGCAAGAGCCCCACTACCACTACCAAATAGACTACTCATTATTAAATTCTTTCTTTGTGATTATAAAGAGTTCGTACTGTTTTCCACGAGCTTCTTGAAGGCCATAAGACTTAAATCCAAGTTGACGAGTCATCCACTTTACTTCATTGCGTTCAATTGGAACCATACCTATCAGTATGTGTATATTATAACATGAATTAAAGAGTTCGTCAAGAAATGCTTTACCAGCTTTTATTGCTTGCTTACCGCGAGATTTAAAATAGTAGTGTCCAGAATAGATTTTATTTGCCTGAACACCATACTCGAATATAGCTAGATCACCATTATCATTCTCTAATACTATATTGGCGGGGTCGGAAAGCCACTCAATTACATCAACCTGTTCTTCTGTTTTGAGAAAATGCTTAATAGCTGCTGCAATCTTCGTGGCGTCCCAGATTCTCATATTTAGTTAACGCCCATCTCCGCGTCGATTGTGATGGTCAGACCAGCACCGCTAGCACCGCCAACGAGGAAGTCGGCAGCGTCCATACGGGTAGCACCGTACCAATCCACGTAGTTCACGTTACCAGCACCAGAACCAGGAATGCTGACACCATCAGTCAAGGCACCAGCACTGGCAATACCACCAAGAACATATGATGCACCTGTAGTATTAATACCAGTAGTACCGAGCCAGAGAGCTGCCTGAAGCGCACCAGTAGTGTTATTAGTGACGCGAATATGGCGAAGGACAAAGTAAAGATTGCCAGACGTTAGTGGCATACCCGTACCACCAGTGGTAGTACCGGGGTTGAAGATATTGGTAGTCGTGGTCGTGGTAAGGGCCACCGGGCCGATACGAACGATTTTGTTAGGAGAAGCCATTGTTTAGTTCCTTTCTTAGTTAGTAGCGTTCAACCCAGCCATTTTGAACAATAGTACCGGCGCCAAACTGGATAACGGCATATGTGTCGCCGGGATTAGCAAATCCGTATAATGTCTTATTATATCCACCGGCGACGGTGGTTGTTTCAGCATTGACCGCAACGCCATTTATCTCCATCTCCAAAGTCACGCCAGCGCCGCCGGATTGATAGAATGTAACGGCTATGAACATAACATTACCAGTAGAGTTTGTGTATGTGGTGCCAACAGACCTTGACCCGGTTACGGTGTGATATGTACCTGTAAATCCGCCAGAAGGTCCTGTTGCACCTACTGGGCCAGGAGGACCAGGAATTGGCCATCCATCATCGCCATCAGTTCCGTCCATCCCCGGAATGGGATAGCCCGAGACCCTGGTCGCGCCAGTAGCGCCTACAGGACCAGCGGGGCCGAGGATAGACCACCCATCGTCGCCATCTGCTCCGTCCATGCCGGGAATACCCTGAAATGGAACGGAGAGAGATACGGTTTCATTACCAAACCCGTCATCTGAAACAGTCATACCTGACGTAAAGTTCAGGGATTGAGCTCCAGAAGTTGTTGTAACTCCTCTAGACTTTATTGTAGTCAGATTAGATAGTGGTTCCCAGTTCTGAAGTGCTCCCGCAGCAGATATCAGATATGTGATGACAATTACACCGGCAGCACCTGAACCAAAGGCGCCTGTGATATTACCGCCAGCACCGCCACCACCGCCGTAGTTGCCCCCAGCTCCGCCGGTTTCATCTTCACCACCGCCACCACCGCCACCACCAGAACCAGCAGTTACCCATTCGGCACCCGCACCACCAGCACCACCAGCACTGGAGAAACTAAGACCCCCGCCGCCGCCGCCGCCATTAGTGCCCGCAGCGCCTCCGGCAGAACCGCCACCAGCACCTAGATAGTTATTACCACCGGTCCCACTAGAGCCAGCAGTACCACCACCGCCGCCGCCACCACCGCCGCCATTAGGACTACCGGAGATAAAACCACCACTAGCGCCAACCCCGTGTGGACCGCCAGCACCACCACCGCCGCCGCCACCCGAACTACCATTTACACCAGCACCGCCAGAATTAATAGCAGAACCAATCGCAGTAGTCGCAGAACCACCGCCAGGAGCGGTAACAGAAGCGACAGAAGCAGAAGTACCATTAAACCATGTGTCGCCTCCTCCACTTGCCCCAACAGAGTAAGTCACAGTCCCGCCCGCAGTTAGGGCGAGATTTGTAATTTTAGAGTAGGTACCGCCAGTGCCGCCAATACCGGCAAAACCGGCACCATTACTACCACCCCCAATACATTCAATAGTATTACTACCACTCGCCCAATTAGAGGGTACTGTCCACGAAGTCCCTGATGTTAATATAACAACAATAGGCACTAAGGTTCCTGCGCCGAAATAGTTGTATGCAACTCCCGTATCTGTTCTCATATATAGAGAACCTTCGGGAGGTGAATTGGGGGCAGGTGCGCCAGAACCAGAGTACACTTTTGCTGATCCGATGGTCCAAGGATTAGAGATGGTCAGACCAGGAATTGTCCAGCCATCATCGCCATCCATCCCATCCATACCTGGAATAGGGTATCCAGACAGACCACTAACTCCAGCGACCCCTGCCTTACCTGGAGGACCAGGAATTGACCATCCATCTTCTCCGTCAATGCCGTCTGACCCTGGGGGACCATTATAGGACAAAAGAGGTGGGATTACTGGAGGGGCGATAAATGTAAGACCAGTAGCACCCGCATTAACTGCAACCAGTTTGTTGGCCGCACCACTATAGTTATGCGGTACGTCTGACAACTGTGTAAATTTGTACACACCCACAATAGTCCACGTACCGTTCTGACTTACGTATAGAGTCCACGGAGTTGTAGCTGTATTTACGTATTCTTGTCCATCGACTGGAACAGGTGTGATTGGCGGTGGACCGTTCCCCAGTGTGACCCCTACCAGGAGATTATTCTGATTTTGGATAGCCCATCTACGTTGGAATTCGGGTGTTGGTCTACCATTACCATCGGTAATAGCAATACGCCAATCAAGAGGACCTAGCTGTTTAGTCATCTATGCTGACCATCCTGATCTTGACCACTATCAGCACCCGTACCAACAGTTAGAACAACATCTGCCCCGTCCAGTCGTATAGGACCACTATAATCAGTAATACGGAATACTCTACCAGGAGCTGCGAAACTACCAAGCGCATTCCAAATAAGAGATTGGGTAGTCGCGTCTGTTAGTGGAATGTCAAACTCTTGACTCCAGGTCATACCATTATCATCACTGTAGGCAAGACTAATGTCCATATCCTCAGACTCAAGACCCACAGACGCGGTAACGGTGAAGTTAGCCACACCGATGACTGAACGAGTTCTAGTTGGAATACCACCAGTCACCATATGTTGAACCGCACGCCATTGTTCATCTAGGGGTTGATTAGGGTCAAGTTCATAGAGATAGGTGTAAAGTGCGTCCCCGCCAATCACCCGAAGACCCCACATAACGCCATGAGTGAAGTTCATTCCAGGGAATCCTTGGGTCTGTAATTGGCACCACTCCTGGGTTGTCATGTCGTAGGCCCAATCACCTTCAGGTCCAAGCGGCAGAACATAAAAACGGTGACCATCAAGCACGAATGTCCAAGCTGCTTGACTAGCAGTACTTGGCACACCCATACCATATGCGCCTAGAAGTGTTAGTTGGCTAACTTTAGTAGTCACATTATGTCCTTGGGCGATAGCTGCAAGAAGAACTCCCTGCGAAATGTAACCAAATCTTGCTTCAGGTGGTCCGTAAGCAGCAAGTACAGATAGTTGGCTGACTCGTGGTTTGCCATCATTAGTGTCTATAGCTCCTAGTAGAGAGAGCTGAGAAACAACTGCTGTCATTCATTAGGCGTCCCTATTGATCTCAATCTTACCACTCGTGAGAGTCGTCGGGGAAATTGGTCCAGACGTGTCAGGGTCAGTCTCATAGATGTCTCCGTAGTACACAGGACTCACCGTAAGAGAATGTGTTGGACCAGTAACCACACCACCTAGCGGACCAATGAAGGCCGTATTGATCGAACCAGCACCAGCGTCTGACTTATATGATCGTGTATTAATTTGGATAGCACTAATGATAGTGGTAGTCGGGGGAAGACGTTGAGTCAGAAAATTACTGGGACCAGGAATATTGACACCACCACTTAGTGTGGAACCTGTCCAACTGCCTGTAATCCCAGACACAGATGTGGCGATACTATTACCACCAGTACCGGGAATGTTAGCACTTACTTTCATTTGACCAGCAGGTAGTTGTATTGCATTAACATCAAAATTAGCGGTCGTTCCCGTACCATATTTAGTACCCGCGCCAGAGCCAGTATTAATAGCATTGAAGAGGTTCTGAAGACTGTTCTGAATATTAGTGTCAATCAGTACGTCAAATGCGGTAGTAATAGCGGTTTTAAATGTGTACACAGCGGCTGTGCTACCATTTTTAGTACCAACAGTTACGGTGTTGCCATTACTAGGATTAACAGTAACAGTCAGCACACTTGTGGCAGGAATGAATGGGGCAGACATAAAGGTGTTGTCGTCTGGAACTTGTTTAGTCGTACCAAGAGTTGACCAGTTCCCCACTGACGGACCATCACTTACAGTTTGCTGTACAGCACCATATTCAGACATAGCAGTTGCGAACGAACTTTCATCCACAATAGCTGTGTCAAATCCGCAGAGAAGACCGACATCTGCCCAGTGAGGGTCCGAGGAACCACGAGGAAATTCAACAGTAGTTGGGGTAAAGTTTGTTGTGTATCTAGCAAATCCAACAGTTAGACGAAGTTCGTCAAACCATCCATCAAGACTCGTACTAACTGTCGGCGGACCAGGCACTTCAGCCTTACCACCAATCTGCCATATCGCAGTACTATTGAAGTAGGTGGCAGAGTCGGTCTGAGGAAGACCTTGTTGAATACCATCAATGAACAGGAGATCTTGCCCACTTGCGCGTACAATAGCTACATTGTACCATTGATCTAGGTTTGGGGTCCATGGATACGAGATGGGTTCAACAACAGTAGTACCATCAGTGGAATACCTCCAACATAGGTTACCATTATTCAGTGCGGTTGAACCAAGAAACAATTGATAACTGCGCTCATTGAAAGTTTCATCCCACTTACCAAAGATAGTCGAGTACACACCAGCACCCGTTGGCAGAGTCTTGAAGCGAACAAAGGTTTCAATAGTAAAATCACCAGAACCAAGATTTTGCTGAGTACCAGAATTAGCCCACGCAGCTCCTCCTTGAGTACCACTCACAAAAGTATTATTGAGAATACCTGCACCAAGTTTCTGGTAGAAGTTTGGTGTCCAACCCATAGTAGTCGTGTCTGCGTCTGCAAACATTGTGGTCACACGACGATCACCGAGCCAACTATTGTTAACTGAACCGCTAGCATTACGGATGAATAGATCGTCCATCCACGTAACTGCAGGGGCTGGACCACCAGACACTTCTTGTGCGTCAAGCAGTCTCAACTGATAAACAGATCCAGACAACGAAAGTCCTGTGGCCGCTATTGCAGGTGTATTAGTACCACTAGCATCGTCAACACGAAGTGTAAATGTCTGATCAGTTTCATCATATTCGAACTCTATAAGATGCCAATTACTCGCAACAATCACCGGACCTTGAGTAGTTGCTAGGACATCATCACTAGCATCTGCAAGTACAATTGCTCCAGTAGACTGAACAAACAAACTGGCTATAATATTGTTGCCACTATCACAGAAAGAACAGATCTGATTTAGGAAATTATTAGTCGGAAGATTGTTAACTGCAAACCCAAAAGATGCGAATAGTTTCGCTTGACTTGCGGGTAGAACATAACGATAACCACCGAAATAGCTTGCACCTTCATAGGTTACTTGTGTGCCTGAAAGAGCATACTCGCCCGTTCTAGCGCCAAAAGAAGGCACACCTGGACCAGGTTGAGCCCCAACCTGAGCATAGGCCCCATCGAGCATATTAGTTAGTCCAGTTCCGCCCGGACCATAGTGATCAAATCCGTCTAGCCACAAAGCTGTCATGGGGTTAGTCCGTCCTCTCGTCTGATCTGATATCGGACTCTTTCCTCGATACCATTATTTGAAATTCTATTCACACCCCAAGGCGTGTCAGTACTATCGCCAGGCTGGTAACCAATACTATACACTCGACCGTCATCGCCGACCAGAACAACACCATCGTCCACGACCACTGGGGTTCCATTTATAACTCCTCTAGCGTACACACGACCTTCAATAGGCGCAAAAGGTGCAGCGAGATTACCGGTAGCATACCAATTCTCTGTTGACTTAGAGCCCATTATCATCACCTGATCACCAACCGCTCTCATACAGATAATAGGATCGGGACTACTCTCCTTACTAGCGAAGTCAAGTGGGTCAATAGTAATATTACCAGGTTCAACCCAAAAGAATTCTTGAGTATTTGACTCGGCTACAAGTACATAACTAGACACCTGAGTAATAGATCCTGGTGTAACCCCTCCAGGCATTGTACAGCCCTGCAGAACATTGAGACCACCATTGGCTAGGGTACCTGTACCGCTTGCCGTCAGTGCGCTTCCTGAGGTCACTGTGAAGGTAATAGTGTCGCCACCAGTTCCGGCAGTCAGAGCGTTAAACAGTATTGACGTTGCAGGAGTAACGCCACTATTATTTGCCGCTGTGACCAAGGTATTAGGTCCAGTCAGTGTGGTACTATAATCGGTACCTGGGGTGCCAGTAGCAGTTACAGCGAGAACCACCTGATTGAGCGGGTCTAGAATTGTACCGATTGTAGTCGGATTGACAATAAATGGATTAGTGATTGTACCAGCATCAGATCCGCTAAATGTGGTTCCAAAACCGTAGTACACACCACCTACTTCAAATACGTCTGTACCATCAACAACAGCATGAACCAGTGTCAAGGTACCATTAGCAGTAGACAGACCAGCATAATATTGTAGAAGAAGTCCGTCTGAAATCCAAAGACGCTGATAACCAGCTCCAGCTTGCCAGGCAACTTCTGGGCAACCTGTCCCAGCTATAGTCCCAGTGATTGGTGTGACAGTTATCGTACCATTACCGTTGTCAGTTAGGCGATTAAGATTAGAACCACAGACAACAAAGAGATCGCCACCAAAAAGACCACTAAGACTGTAGTTGCCTCGCATAGAACCAAATCCTGTAAAAGAGCCTTGGTTGAATGCGGGTACAATTTGTGTAGTACCTGGGCGGGCTAATACAGAAGTACCTTCCCGAAGATTGGCAGGGTTTTGTTCCAACCAGCGATTAAGTAGTTCTACTATCGGAGCTCCAGCGTAAAGACGCTCGTAAGCACCTTTACCTATGGGTACTGATGTCAAGATCAATCACTTTCTTCATGTGGGCGTTGCACCAAAGAGGATCAATTGCTAAACCTCTTTTATAAAGTTCTGACACAAGTTCTTCTCTATCTAGGGTTGTTCCAACAGGCGCTTCAACAATACGAGGTTTTTTTTCAACCCAGCCAACCGGAACTTCTTCTGCACAATAAAATAGTTTTGTGACCCCAGTATTTGGATCGTAGCGAAGATCAGGCCACTTAACTAGTTTAGCAGCTCTACGTTCTTTTCCTCGGCTGTATGGCATTAGTAAGGGAACCCGGAATTAAACATATCATTAGGGTCACCGTAGGTAGGACCATAAGCCCCATAACCCCAGAACCTATTCCAGTGGGTGAGATATAGGAGACCACTTTCGACAGGACGTTGTGTGGTAGTCTGACTATAACGGGCAGTAAGTTTACTAGTCATCTCCTTTAGGGTCTCCATAGATGCCGGATGCATGATCTGACCATAACGCGGATTAAGGCGCATAGCCAGACGGATAACAAAGAAGTCATCAAATTCACTGGGAAACGGCATATTTCCGCTAGGATCAAGTGGACTTACAACAACCCAATCACCGAGATCTTCTCGGTAGATCCACTCACGGATTTCACCCGGAGTGTTGTAGGTCATTTCACTCTCACCCTCAATCTGGCGACCATTGCCAAAGATTGTGAATTCGTTCACACCAAAGTTGCCGCTAACGTCAACAACACCCATACGGGCACCATCATGTGGTTTAGGGTGAAGATTAACAAATCCTTCGGCTGTCAGGTTACACATAATCCTGACATTAGTCTGAATGAACATATTACCAGGAAGACTGTTATTCCACCAAGGATAACCAACAGGACTGGTTATATTGTCTTGACCCAATGGCATTGGATTAAGGTTCTCCCCCACCTCATTACCAAGAACACTAGACACAATAGACTGAAGCAAGGTAAAGGCTTCCGCTTGTTGATTCTCTGTGGGGATCACACCAAGCGGAATTAGATTAGTTTCACGAAGAGCTTCTGTGATGATAGTGAGAATGGGGGAGCTAGACATTAATTGGCAAACACCGAAACGAAAACTTTATCATTAGAGTTGTTAGCAATACGTCCGTACACATTACCTGTGAAAGGACCAGTAAAGTAAGTAGAACCACAATCAACACGGAACCCAGTATTAGGATTAACACCACCAGTCATAGCAGCACCACTAACAGCAACATTAGTTCCGGTAGTTGCAAGAGCATAATTACCAACAGCACCTTCAAGAATACTAGTTAGTGTAACAACACCTCCGGTATCAGACGAAGTAACAAGAGCACTATCAGACGTAATTGCGGCTGCAAAATTAGTTGCAGTTAGAAGATTGGTTGCACCGATAGCGACTTGATATTTAGCGGTACGAGTAACAACAAAAGTATAGGTCTCGGACCCAACAGTAACAGTTTGAGTTGCAGTCGGCACACCAGTACTAAAGGTAACGGTACCTGTGGCTGCAGAACCAACGAGACTAGGAGCACTCGTTCCAAAACCAAGGAATAGCGGTATATGATGAGGGGTATGATTAACCCGAAGGAATTGGGCAATAGCGGCTGACGTAAGTTGGACCCAGCCGTTCTCCGGGCGAATATAGGTATTAAGGACGGTAGGGACAGTCATTGATTTCTCCTAAAGTGGTCGGGGGACAACCGAAGTCATCCCCCTTTCCAATTACGCATCAGTGCCAGAGGTGCCGTTAATACGGACGATCCGACGCCTATCAACCACGTTAGCCGAGAGGGCCACGTCGAAGCGGACTTGGTGTTCGCCAGTATTAAACACGGAGTTCTGCCACATACGAACGCTGATCGGAACCTTGGTAAGGCTCTTACGAGAACCAATACCAGTCGCAGGCATGATCAGATCAGCCGTATTAACCACAATGGCATCCTTGGACAGGATGACACGCGGACGAACAGCCGAACTGGCCGTACCAAGGAAGGTAACCGCAGCGGTGGAACCAGGGATCGAGTCAACAGTCGCATTAGCGGTGTTGTTCGAGATGGTATTGAAGTCCGAACCGCTGGGGCTCGCACCCTGCACAACCAGAGCCGGGAACACAGTCATTGCAGCCACAACACCGCTAACCGCCGTATAGTTACCGATAACCCGGAACTGCTGGAGGTGGGGGAGTTTAGCCTGCAGGCGGTTATCCCAAGCAAACACGTTGGCAATCGTAAACACTTCGCCATCGCTGACAGTCTCAGTACCGGTACCAACAGTCATGTTGATCGTTTGAGTCAGAAAGAGACCAGGACCGCTAGCAATAGCAACACTGGCGTAGTCAGAGTACTGATTAGCACCATTCATCGCCGTGTCAGACGCATTACGGGAACCCAAGGTCATCGTAGGAAGTTGTTGGGTAAACATGGTGGGAATACCATCAATGCTACCACTGAAACCCTTACGATAAATACCAGACGCTTCAGACGGCAAACTCGCATTACCTTGAGGACCAAAACTAGCCCCAATGCTTTGCTGGTTAATAACATTCGCACCGAGTGCCTGTCGGTCATAGTAGTTAAGTACGGCTCGGAAGTCCGTGTCCTCAACGCCTTCTTCTTTCAGACGAGTATAGCCGCTGGCAATGTCGTTGTACTGAGACACCGGATCACCAGGAGTACCAAGCCAGTTATTAGACGCTTCAGTAGCAAAGCCGAGAATATAGGCGTCGATCTGTTCCGCGAGGTTCAGGGCAGCACCTTTAAGTGCTTCGGACTCACGAGCAGCACCCAAATCGCGAATCTTCACGAAGTCTTGCCAACCCATGGACGAACCAAAGACATCTTGGATCTTGTACTGTTGCGAACCGAACACAGTGTTTTGAACGTCATTCGTAGTCAGATTGTTGACGCCATTGGTGGTGTGAGTCACCAGATAGCGAGGCACAACTTGCTCGACAACGGTCAAAGCATTTCGATCGTTCATTTCGTTATCAAACTTCCGCCAGGTAACAAGTTCAGCAGAAGTCAGGTTATTTTGGAAGATCGCGGCAAACGAGTTAAGGACAAGTTTAGCCTGATCAACGGAGACGTTAGCGCCACCAGTAGTCATGATCAATTAATTCCTTTTATGAGTGTATTAGTTTATTTATATTTTCGAGGTTTGAAGAACTCTTGTTCGAAGGCGTCTAGATCGTCGGTGTCAGGAGCCACTGCAATGTACGCACCATTAGTGCCCCTAGCTTGTGCACCACGCGGAGGCGGAGCAGGAGCTTTAGTTAGTTTGGGCTTAGGGGCGTCCTGTTCACTCTTCAGAAAACGACTTTCAATCCGACCTAGGGCGAGGGTCGCTTTTTGTGCGCCACTATTTACGATTGAATTAGCTTCTTCAGGGTGATTACTAAGATAGTACAGAACGTCAGGACCTTTGTCCATAGACATCAGAAGAGTGGAAAGATAGCCAGCGTAGTCGGTGGGGAGATTATTAAAGTTAGCAAGTAGTGCTTGACCTTTTTCTGTAAGGTCTGGGTACTCCTTAGTAGCCTCCACAATCTTCGTATTCCAACTCGTCTGAAGAGCTTGCTGTTCTTGTTGTATTGCAGCTTGACGATTAATTTGAGCCACTTCAGCATCAGACCTAGCTCTCTCTTGATTAAGAGTGAACCGAGTCAAATCCCGAATGTACTGTGGGTCAAACTCCCCTAGACCATAAACAGGATTACCGTCTTTATCTAGGGCGTCAGGTTTGGGTTCTCCCGCCGCTTCCGCAACCGGCTCCTTAACCTGCAGACTCTTCTTATAATCTTCCAACTCTTGTCGAAGTTTGGCAACCTCAGCGGCCGACTCTCTTCGAAGTTCTTCACGTTGGCGTACAACCTCATCGATACGATCTTGGACGGTCTTCTTCTTCGGAGGTTCCTTAACCTCTTGGGTTAGTTCTTCTTCGTCCTCTTCGTTGGTCTGAGTCTCATCAACTACACTCTCAGGTTCTTCCTGTTCCACTTCCGGTTTGGTCTCGTTTACCGGGGTTTTATCTTCGACAACTGGCGTCCGACCAAAGAAGTCGTTCTCGAAGGCGTCAAGATCTTCCTGGAATTCAGTAGTTACTTGGGTCTCACTCATTTAGGTATTTGCGGTCCTTTAACCGTTCGCTCTGTCTTATTTCGCTTTACTCGACCCACCAGACCGAGCAGTTGGTGTGGGTCGTGCGGATAGTTGTTTCTGTGCCATCTCATGTTGGTTCTGGACTTGCTGTGCCTGGACGGCCAATTTTTGATGTTCCAGACCCATTTTAGCGTGATCCATGACGATACTATGTTCGAGCTGAGCACGTTGAATGTCATGCTCATCAATGGTCTTAGCACCTTCAAGAAGCTTATCAAGTGCCCCCTGATCACTAGGAGTTTCAGTACCTTTGTCCTGATTGAGTGCTGCAATACGTTTAGTTTCCGCATTGTAAGACTCAACCTCAAGTTTCTTAAATTCAATTGTCTTGTCGAGCTTAAGTTGTGTGTTCTCTTGTTGGAGTTGTTGCAGCATTTGTTGCATTTGCTGAACAGCTTCGGGCGGAATCGGAGGAGGACCACCATTCTCTTTCTGCTGTTCAGGAGACAGAAACTGCGGCGGTACGGTCTTCTGTAGACGTTCACTGAGTTCTTCAGCACCGGGCCAGTCCTGAGCTTTAACCACAAGGTCACCAGCAATCTGCATGAGTTGTGGCCACACCTGAATAGCGTCCATCATAGCGGCGGCAGCTTCAACCCTACGGGTAGTGTAAGACGTACCAGTAGACAGGGCAACATCAAACATTCCCGCGCCTAGATCAATAGCGTGTGGGTCCATAGGATCATTAATACGTTGAAACTTAATTGACTCGTCTTTTCCAATCAAACGAATGACACGGGTGCCATCATAGATCTGCGGAATAAGTTGGTTGATAACGTCTCCCGCCTCCAGAAGACTCGCGTCCGCATTGTCATAATAGGTCTGACTGGCGATGTCTCCCTCGTGTTGACGATTCAAAATCGCCTTGCCACTAGTCTCATTAGACCTGATACCAAGACTGGCATCTTGAATACCGCTGACATCTTTCATGTCTTGGGTATTCATTTGCACTTCTTGGAAAATGGCAGCCTGCGGAGCTGGGGGTTCAATCCGCTGAATATTCTGCCCGATTATTGCCTCGTCATTGACGATAAGTAGAGGGTCACGGGTCAGGTGTGCCCGGCGGAAAGACTCCTGTCGTCCTTCAATTGCCGACTGTGTGGCTAACCACTGAGCTTTGGGGGCGTACCCAAGTTGCTCCGCAGCAATAGACCGCCAGAAATTCTTCAGACGTGCGGGGTCTTTCATAAACCTGACTAGACCATACCGAACCCTACGGCCCGCAATATTAACAATTCGCCCAGACATACGAATGATGGGAAGGCGGTTAAGGCGATACTCGTAAGGTCCGGCCAAAATGCACCAACCAGTACAATAGTGCATCTGTGCGTACCGACACCAAACAACTCGTGTCTTCTGAACTTCACCATTCTTTTGGATCAGCTCATTGATGTCCACACTGTCATCAATTTCATACATCTTACCAGACTCAAACAAGGCGAGAGTCTTCTGGCGTTCAATCATACGCCAATATTCTGTGACGCGATAAGACTCTTGATCGTACCAACCAGCCATGGTAACGCGATCAATCTTATCAACCTCAAGAAGATTACTTCCCCCGGCTGCTTGGGGCCACTTACGGGTAAATTCGTCTTTAGGTATGCGGTCGTCAACGAATACACGTCGTGCATCGCGTCCAGTTGGATCTACGGAGAAACGATCCCAGACAGTTGCCATCACATCTTCGACGGGCTGAATGCAAATGTCTTGATCAAAAACAGTATCTCTAGCGTATTCCACTGCGACTTTGAAAGCACCGTCCCCGCACTGAATCATGCTCTCAAAAGCTTGATCATACGAACGATCAGCTCGGGATGTCATTTCGATATTACGAACAAGATCTTCCCGAACACTGGCTACGTCGCTGTCCTCATCATTAGATGGTACAACTTTGATAGCTTTTTGGCTTTCTCGCCAGTCACCGACCAACTGTGCGGTGAACTGCGGAATTGTATTAATTACAAGACAGGGAAGGTTTTTGCGCTGTAGGAGTACAACGGGATCCCATTGTTCACCGGCGGCAAATCGAAGGTCGTCCATTGCTTCGTAGCGATTGATACGATCAAAGTCAACGTCGTGCTGATACTGAGCACGCATGTCTTGAATGAATTCTTCAGCAGTTTCAAATCCTTCTGGGACATAATTCTTTTTGACTGGTTCAACATCAATAAGATCAGGACGCCGCAAGTTCTGTGCAGCTTTCCCAACCTTCTTGTGGTTTAGACCATCTGTGTCTGCAGCTTCTTCAGACATTAGTTCCCCATTGATCTGCCATCGCTTCGGCTATTCCTTTAAATGTGACAGATCGCTCTGTTTTATTATTACTATACCACGCGTCAATCCGTTTACCAGATTTAAGGTACTGCCACTTAGGCTCAACAATTTCAGTACTAACTAGTTCTGCTAAATTCTTCAACCAAAGGCACGTAGATTTAGACACAGGATGACCGAATTGATAGGGTTGAATTATCTGAGTTGGTCGTTTAATTCTTGTACTAATCATCCCGATTGGGTTCTCGATAGCGATTTTATTAATTGGTGAGTCCATTAAGGTCTGAACAAATACAAGGGCTTTCTCACTCTCATCAATCTTATCTTTCCACCACCTAGCTCCACTAGAGGATAGGTGAGTACAAGGTGGGTGTGCGATCATCAGATCCCAACCTTGATCTAATATACTCAATACGTCGGTTTGAATATGATATGTATCAGATCGAGAAGGTAGTATATCACAAGACCAAGCATCATGGCCTCTAGTCCTAAATGCATCACGGACAATCCCGGAGAATTCGCAAGCTATAAGAACTTTCAATTGGCCATCCAGCCATTTGGGACTTCTCTGTCACGCCAATCAATGTTGTGTGACTCCGATTCTTGGTCTGGCCCCATACCCTTAGTGGTAAGACGACGACCAGTAATCTTGTCAAATATCTTTGTAAGACCCCAAACCAAGGCGTCAACCCTGTCAGGACTTCCGTTAGCTGCTGAACGTACAAAATCCACCGAAAAGAGACACATCTGATCCTCTAGCGCGGGAAAACTTCCCACATGATGGATACGACCTTGTTCGTAAAGAGCACTGATTGGTTCAGCCCGAACCACCTTACCACGAGTTGCAGTAACCAATTCAACTGGGACCGAACGATCGACCGCCTTAAGTGTGGACTCAACCATTAGACCACCCTGATTCTTTTCCGCGATGATTTTGTCTGCGGACCAGAAACGATAGAGACTTATTGCCTTTTTAGCCCATTCCTCTGGGTTTCCCCGGCAAGACCCATCCGCCAGTACGTAGCCTTGCGCATAGCCCTCGGTGTCTCGGGCGAGACCCACAACCACGATCCCATGCTCATCGGAATCTTCGGTGTTTGTGACGGCGGGGTCAACGGCTACATAAACTCGTTCAAGGTCTTCTGGGACTTCTTTTTCCCTACACGCGTCAATCATGTCACGGTTCCAGAGGGCTCCCGGAATGTCAGTTAGGACTTCCCCCGAAAGTTCTTGCCTACCTAGACGAGTCCCCCCGTACCTTTCGTAGAGTTGCTTGACAGTATTTACAGCCAGGTTCGCTTGGTTGTCTAGTGTGGCACCACGGGTCACTACAGTGTCCGCATCTGCCATAAGACGCTTGATAAGTGGTAGGGGCCTGGGGGTTGTCGTAACCAGGGCCCTGGGGTGTTCCCCTAGACGAAGACCAAACTGCAATTGGTCCCAGATCTCCTGCATATATCTGAACTTCGCTAGTTCGTCCACCCACGCCGCATGATGCTGGGGGCCACGAAGCTGATCCGGTTCCGTGGCATTGTAGACCCAAGCCTGTACTCCGTTTGGCCACGTTAGGCGTCTGTTGGTTGGTGACCATTCTGGCCGGAAATCTTTCGGGTGGCAAGCGAGGATGCCTGAGTCGCCGAGTACCATAACGTCCCTCGCATCAGCGGCAGTTTCAGCCACGAGGGCAATCCGGCTGAATCCGCTGGGGGGAGCCGCAAGGGGTGATGTTCCACATACATTATTTCTGATCCACTCCGACCCCATACGAGTCTTTCCAAAACCACGACCAGCCAAGACCAGCCAGGTATTCCACAGCCCGTCGGGGGCCTTTTGATTGGGTCTGGCCCAGAAGTCCCAGTGCCACTTAAGTTCCGCCTGGGCTTGCTCGCTCAGGGAACTCAACAACGTTTGTCGCTCCTCCTCGCTTAACGAGGCTAGCAATTCTGCCGGTGAAGTCTGCAACGTCTTCCTTTACTTGTTGTTCATGTCTGATTGCACCACCGTCTGCTCCTGTGACCTCTTGGCGATCTTTCCAAAGGGCGATGGATTTGCCCGCCAGCTCGATAGCTCGTAGGGCCGCCTGGGGATTGTCAACCTGGGTGTCTTCGATAATTTGGAGAAGTTTAGCGATAAGATGTTCAGCTTTTACTTCCGATTTCTGTTCTCGTTTAGCTTGACGCTTAGCAATTTCTTCGACAACTAAAGGATGATTCATTAGTTCGGCATAGGTTTGATGGACACTGTATTTGGTTTTACAGTTGTAGTCAGACAGTTCAATCGCCCGTTGTCCGTTGAAATTAGCTGCCCCAAAATAAGCATTAATGAAACTTAACATCTTTGGGGTCAGCTTGCGGCCAAAACTATCTTTACGAGCTGACTCGGTGCGGCCGTCTTTAATAGAGAGATAGGGCATTATTGTTGTTGTTGTTGAGAAAATAGTTGCTGAAGAAGTGGATCTATTTTTGCTTGTCCCCCGCCTGCCATACCCGAATTAGCCCCAGTAACCCCTCCTTGGCCTGTGACTCGTGTGGTCATCTGGCCATTATATGGGAGTTGTACACCAGTAGGAGGAGCACCTGCCCAGTAGTCAGACCAGGCTTGTGGGCCACCAGCAACTGCTTTTGTGAATCGTGGATTGGTGTCATGTTCAGGACCAAGGCCCATCAGATATTGGTCAAAACTATCTTCCGCCTGCACATTCTGGGTGAGATTTTTATAGTACGCGGGAACACCACTTCCAGCCTGGCTCCCACCAGATCCACCACCACCAAGCATACTTCCTAGAAACCCAAATAGACTAGACAATTATTTAACCCCTTGACATAGTTTGTAGAAGTGTGATGCCTGTGTATATTCAATTCAATACCATATTATAACATATTGTTAATGGAATGTCAACACCCCGGCCACCCAGCCTAACGGCTGTGTTATATAAAGACATAAAAAAATCAAGAGTTCTATGTACTTATTTGAGACTCTAATCGAGTTCTTTTCTTGATTGATGTACGTAAATCATGTTATTTAATCATCAATTGATATAATATTAATCAATGTTTGTATTTTGTGATTATGATAATTGATTAGTTCTCAGATAAGTAGAAACCTTATTTGGGGCTTTCTATAAGACTATTATACTATTTCCCCCGACCCATGTCAAGTAAAATCGTACAATAACCCAGAAATAATTTTATATATGTACATACCTAAAACCTTGATTTTTTATAAAACAAATGAGGTTACCCCAATTACGCGTCTCGACCAGCAAGATTTCACCCTACCCCACCCCCTACCGGGGTCAACCATGCCCCCTCGCCAGGCATTACACGCAATACTCTACCCTTTGCAATAACGTATCATCATAATGCAATACACTTGTTACACACTGTTACACACCATATCGAATAACGATAAGGATTGATTGATAGTCGATGAATGACATCACGAACATGTGATTTGAACTTTGCAAAACGTAGTGCTATACCTAGTGTGTTGAAGGGGCAGCCCCCCAGGTGAGGCCGCGGAAGCGTGCAGTACCTTAACCCTGGATCATGGGAGATTCGCTATGTCGCTCAACGCGCGGCAGAAGCGTAGTCGTAAGCGCAAGCTCGCGATTGCCCTTCTGGCCACGTCACGAAACCCAAGCACGATTGCGTCTGAGGGCCGCGTCAGGTCAGTATGGTCAAAAACCATGCCTCCTGTTGACTTGTCGAAACCCGGTACGGGTAAGACAAGCCGCTACGCACCCCATATGTCATCTTTGGGGAGTTCGGGACAACGTGGCAAGTCTGTCAAAGGTCATCTGGTCAGGCCGAAAGGCAAGTCCATGACCGCCGACGGCTTAGTGGTCCGTAAGCTCGAAGATTTCGAGAACGGTCCATCACCATCTGACGCGCGGAGAGTATCCGTAGCGTTTCCAGACACCTTGCGAGACAAGGCTGCAAAGCTAAATCTCGCCCGGTCAAACAAGAGCTAGGGTTAAAATCATCTCGGAGCGGCCGGGCTTTGTCCTGGCCGTCTCCAGCCGACGCCCTAATGTGCGTCAGGTAATACCAGACAGGCCGCGTGATCCGCGTGCAATGTCGCCAAGCCTTTAAGCTTGGTTTGTTAGCCTGTGGTTAGGCCATAACTCCCCCTTACAATCTTTGCTAGGGGTACATACGAGTTTCGTGTCTAACCGTCAAAAGGCTGACAACCGTAGTGGCTTGGAACGGTAACGCTGCAAATGCAGTATCCCGTAAGGGCAACAATCTAACTGTGAGCGTGGCACGTTCTTGACCGTGTGTAATCCGAAGACGTTAGGTTGCCATCCCAACGCATCACCATGCGACAACAATCTCGGTTGATTAGCAATCAATTGGCTATAGGTTGTCAATGTGGAACAATGAGCGTTGGCTGGAAGCGAAGCCCGCATTAGCAATCATTCACAATGCAACAAGCGCAACGTGGTTGATTGCAACGCAACCGTTAGTGTTGCGATAGGCTGATGCCCTTTAGTCACTTCTTGGTGACAGAAAGCGGACGGCCTATCAATGAAAATCCAAAAGAATGAGCCCCGCTATGGGGTAACGACTAGCGCGTCACATGACTTTAGTGTGGCGTCGTTTGACGTGTTCGCGTGGTTCTCCAGTCTGCGTCCCGCCGTTATCTTGGCGGAACAATTGCTGACAGAGAACCATGAAATCTATCTCGCTATCTGGGACCTTAACAACGGTGTTGAGGTACTGGAGGAGTGGGAGGCGGTGTGGTGAAACCCACATCCTACATCGTTGGCTATAAGGATCACAGAAATGCTAAGACGCGTTACTTTGGTCCCTTTGTGTCTGAGAGTGTGGCCGATTACTTTAAGGCCAATCTTCCTCTCCCAACTGACAGCGGCTTCTGTCGGACAGTAATGCTGCAACCTTTCCAGGTTCAGGAAGGCCATCAAGTGGCCCAATTGATCCGAAGAGAGCGCGAGTGAAACCCATTGGCATCAGTCTCTCGCAGCACTAACGTGACTGCATAACACTGGAACCAATGGAACCTAAAATGACCAAAGATAACATCGAACTTCCCGCCAATGTGGTTGTGGAAGCTGACTTCATGGCCGACCTATGGACCAAGGAGTTTATCAAGGAGGACCAGAATCACATTCGTGCGAGTCTGGCCAGTCTTGACCTCCGCATCCACAAGAACGCCGTTCAGTGCATGATGCACGCCGAAAAGCATGGCGACACGAGTCTGTTTCGTCGTCTGCTGATCGACATCGTTGATGCGAAGTCCGGTTACCGTCGTCGTGGTTTGATCGCGTGGATGGCTCACTTCAGCCCCATGCGCCTCACCAAGGACAACATCAATCTGTCCGGCTTGACTGGCGACATTCGTCAGGCTTTCAGGGTCAAGGAGGCTTATGAGATACCTTTCTGGACCCTGGAAGAGAGCAAGGAGATGGTCCCGTACCGGCCGATCTTCAAGGACAATCTCACGTCCAAGATTGAACGGGCGATCAAGGAATATCGGGCGGCTATCGACAACACGCTGATTGTTCCCGGTCAACCTCCTCAACCGAAGGTCGCCGGCAAGCCCTTCTACAACGGTATCCATCTGGACAAGATGGAACTTGGCTTCGACGCCATCGAAAAGACCGTCACCGAAATTCTGGCCTTCGCTGACCAGACTAAGGACGTCTACACCGCTCGCGAGGCCATGAAGAAGGCCGAGCTTGAGGTGGCGGCGGCGGCTGGCGACAAGCAATAATCTAGCACATCTAACGGTCGCGGGGATGGTCACACTTGGCTGTCTTCGCGACCGTCTTTTTCATTTGTCGTTCAGTGAGGCTGACTTGTCAGTTTCTCTCAACCACAAATAGAAGGAGATTTATTGTGGCTTGTAACAATCATACCTACGGGCGCAATAGCAAGCCCAAACCGAAGTCCAAATTGTCGGCGGATTATACCCCGCGAGTTCGCAACGCTCACGCCTCTTTCAAGATGAGGAATACGCGGAAATACAATATCTGGCACGGCAATAAGTAATTTTATGACCCGGTTATGTCGTTAAACTAACCATTTATTTTGTCGTTCAGTGAGGCTGACAGCAATTGTCTCTTCTCTCAACTACAAAAGGAAGGGGACTTTTATGTTCTATATTGCAGTTGGTCTCATCCTTCTAGCGTGGTTGATAACAACTATCATTATCAACTGGTTAATTGACTACATATTCGACAATTGGGTTTAGTAACTTCGCAGGTGTAAGCGTTGAACTACCCTTTTGGGGCACCTGCAAGCGACCTGGGCATTGACTACGTAAACTTACCCCCCTTACGTTGTCTTGTCGTTAAACTGCCTCGCCGGGGCGTCAAACTGGCAGTGGGTTTGGGGTCTTTTCCCTTGTCTTTGTTTATTCGTTAGGTTGAGTATAGGTGACCATCTGCACATCGACCAATAGTCGGTAAAGCAGGCGTGTAAGCCCTGGGTGCTACACGATCGAAGACCCGTAAGGCGATCCCTACAGGTGGTCTCCTATGTTCAGTATAATTGAGCACACAGACAGGCCAGACCGCAGACTGCTAGAGGTAAGACCCTCAGACCCTAGGTCGGGATGTGAAGTCGGTACATCGGACTACTAGGTGTTCTGTGTGCTCAATTATATTGAAGGTAAGACATACAACCTTACTTTGAATGAAGTACGTTGAGTATCAGTGAACACACAGATCAGCGGGTATCTTCCCAACAAGTCCGCGCGGATGCAGCGGGAAGCTCTATGTCGAAACTTTCTGTGTGTTCTCTCATACTCAATCATGGGTATGGTGTGGGGTTAGAGAGGTTATGGTTTACAAATCACAAAAACAACTGACAGCAATTGGGTGGGCTGATAGCGACTCTTCCAATATCAGTGCCACATTCTTCCATGAACCGTCACAGACCCTCTGTGTTCGATTCAAAAATGGTGGTCTTTATAGTTACATGGCCCCATTAGACATCTACATGGGTCTCGTCCATGCGGAGTCCATGGGTAAGTATCTTCACAACGTCGTGAAGTCGTATCCCTACACTCGTTGGGAGAGTGAAGACAGTCTTCTTGCTTATCTGAATAACGTTTAATTTAGTTCAAAATCGGGGAAGAAATGGAACCCCCGTCGGGGGGGCAACATATTTTAACCTTTATTTTGACTTGCTTTCATAACACCACAATCGTCAATCAGTCCTCACATATATGGAAATGAAATGACCAAGCAAGTCACCAAGACCACCGGCGAGCAACAAGCCCCAGTGGCACAAAACCCCAACAACCTCTACATTAGTGTCCAAACCTTCAATCCCGAAGGCAAGGACATTGGGTTCCGCATCGTGGACATGTACCACTTCGGGACCCGCAATTGGCTCCAGAACCACCATTGGTGGGCGATGCATAACGGTAACTGCGTGGAAACCAATGTGGCCACTCCTGAGCAGATCGAGAAGTATCTGGCGGCGGCCAAGACGGCCCTGGCGGACAAGTTCAACCACGAACAGGTTGCTGCCGCGGCCTAATACTACGTCATAGATCATTTTTACTTTGATATCATTATTTTATACTCTAACTATACTTATGTCAACCTTATAAGGTGGTTAAAGTGATTAAACTGACATATGACCAAGTTCTAAAGCTACAGCCATGTTCTCGTAATAAAATACCTGATTTTGGTCGTCGAAAGTATTTAACGGCCGAACAGGCACTTGACAAAGGTGTTAGCGTTGACGATCTTCTCTGGGTGGCTGGCAAACTTGGTAGAAAAGATCTTTGTGTTCGGTTTGCTTTGGAATGTGCACAAAGAGTTTCTCACAATAATACTGATATAAGAGTTTCAAAAGCTCTTCGAGCAGTACAGGCTTGGCTAGACTCACCATCTAAATCTGCTGCTTGGTCTGCTAGGTCTGCTGCTGAGGCTGCTGAGGCTGCTGAGGCTGCTGAGTCTGCTGCTAGGTATGCTGCTAGGTCTGCTGCTTGGTCTGCTAGGTCTGCTGCTGAGTCTGCTAGGTCTGCTGCTTGGTCTGCTAGGTCTGCTGCTTGGTCTGCTAGGTCTGCTGCTGAGTCTGCTGGGTTTGCTAGGTCTGCTACTTGGTCTGCTACTTGGTCTGCTGCTAGGTCTGCTGAGGAACTCGAACAACGAAAAATCTTTATTAGAATTTTTAGTTAATAAGATTACATTTGACCTAAGTCATGCACAAACAAAACAAGGAATTTCAGCTATGGCTGATAAAAATCAAGCTCTCACAATTCTTCAACAAGGGATTGTGTTGGACAGGACCATCTTCCGACAGTTCGGTGCGGACTTGATGGCCGAAACCATCACGGCAATCTCCAACAACAAGAAGCCCTTGCTGGTGGTGGACGATGCGGAGCAGTTCTTCACGGTCGAAAACCTGATCAAGCTGGTGCAACTCAAAGATGGCAGGTTCAACTTGGTCGCTGAGAAGCTCGGTGGAGCCCAAAACGTTGTTGTGGCACCTCAGGTAGTACAGGAGGTTCTTGAGGCTGTAGAGGCCCCCCAGGCCCCAGCAAATGCCATCGGCGGCTATCAGTTCGCTGAAGTCCCTGACGGCTGGTCGATTGGCAATAACATGAGCCTTGGTCAGACGAAGATCAAGCGCAAACTGCCGAACGGCTTTGGTGATGGCACCGAGTTCTATCTGTCGCCCGCCCAGTTCCTTGGACTTTGGTCCAATGTGTCCAAATATTGGGCGAACATACCCAAGGCCAGTCAGTCGATGATGCTGACCACACCCCTTGGTCGCAAGACTGCTTACTTCACCATGGACAAGGTGACGGTCGGCGGCCACACTCTGCGGCGCTACGAGATTGAGCAGGTCGCCAAGCATCGTGGCTGGGTTTTCCCCGAACAAATCGCCGCGTAATTGTTTTTGACCTGAGCATGTCATTAAAAGGCTCACTTAATCCAACTAGGAGAAAACAATGGCTGACGAAAAGAAAGAACTTCCGACAGTTTTTGGCCCAACTTTCGAGGGTCATTTCCCACCTGAAATGCGACGCCAAATGTGGCCGTTGTGCTGCGGGATGTCAATTATCAGTGGTTTTAAGTCTGTTAACACCTTGTCGGACGACGAGTTGGTTAAACAGATTGAACATATTTGTACTGTTCCTCGGCCAGATTTTCAGATCTTTCAGCACGAACAAATGAAACCTGCCATGACTTGGTTGACCCTCAATTCTGGTCAAATGACTAGCAAGAAGATCATGGACGCCATCAAGAAGTGTGGTTTTGTCAAGATCGGGGAAGCCACACCGCGCGGTAGCCCCCAAGGTTTGTTCCTTCGCGACAAAAGCAAAACCTGGAAGCTGGCGGCATAATGTCTATCGCGGGTCTTTTCTTCGCTATTTGTGCTGTTTGTATGTTCCTAGCAGGCATATCTGCTATGAAGAACGACTTTCCTGAAGACGGAAGACGTACCACAATTACAGGGTTGCATTGGTGTTATGCCGGTGCTGTTTCTGCTGTAATTGGATTTATTATCTTGACAGCTTAATATTTTGGTATATAATATCTCTTAAAGAGACTCTTAGAGAGTTCTTTAAAGAGACTAAATAATATAATAATATATAAAGATCTCTTTACCCTCAACGTAGAAGTTCTTAACTCCGTTAAGGAAGACCAATAATTGGTGAATAAGAAAATCCCCGAAGAAATCCTAGTTGATAGTAAGAGTGTTATAGAAGAGAACCTACCCTCTTTGTTTGACACGTATAAAAGCTTGAATCATGCTAGTCCATCTTCTTGGTTCATTTGGAATTCTCAAGGTGTTCTTATCAAGGAATACATGCGTATATGTCACGCTAGTATGCAAATGCACAAACCTGGTTTTGAAGAGATGGTTACTGCTGTTCCAAAGTCTAATGAGGTTTCTATAGACTATATTCGAATGTTGATAAATGGTCCCTTCAAAGCTTTTAGTGATCTTGTCAGTCTTAAGAAATCGAGAGCGACTTATTATCTTCATATTACTGATCTAGACAAATGGCCAAGCAATGTTCTTTACAACTTCTGTATTGCCACCCGAGTTCCAATAGAACATTCAAAGTTTCTTAAACAATGGAAGTTGTTGACACAAGCTGGGTTCGACACTGTTCTAGCCTTTCTGCTGTCTTATTCTACTCGTGGTGAGCCATTTAATGGCGACAACAGATTTTTCCCGGTACATGGTCACTATTGGTTCGCTCCGTCGTCCGATTGGGGTCGGATCATAAAAGGTGATATGACTTCAATGTCAGAATCTTTTAAGGTAAATCCTAAAAATTGTCGTCCGTGTGACAAAATTTGGGGTAGTACCGATTATAATACTATTCGGGGTATGAAGACTATGGACGACGAAAAGATCTCGGAGTTGTTTGGTCTACCCATTATCAAGCCAATAGCTGAACCAAAGATTAAAAAGTTTGTTCCAATGCCTCCACTATTTGTTCAACCTCCCTTGCATATTTGGGATGATCTACCACAACCACAACCACAACCACAACCACAACCACAACCACAACCACAACCACAACCACAACCACAACCACAACCACACATAGAGGAACACGATTTTGATTTCGACGACCTTGACGACGACGACGCCTTTGATGAACTTTAAAGACATGCCGTTTACTAGCCTTAACGAATATGGTGGTTTGGACAGTTCCAGCCATCTTTTCCGTGGAATTGGTATGCGTCCTATCAAAGATCCCGAGTCTGCTACTTTGATTGTCTTTAACGGCGGTGCCGATATTGGTACCAAAATCTACCACGAACGACCGGCTTATCGTGGTGTTCCGTTCGAACCGTCTCGTCGTGATGAAGAAGAGATTGCCATCTTTAATCGTTTTCCGAATACTTTCAAACTTGGTATCTGTCGTGGAGCTCAACTTCTCAATTGCCTTAATGGTGGCACCCTCTGGCAAGATGTTGATCGTCACACTCGCGACCATATGATCGTTGACACCCGAACTGGTGAAAAGATCAGAGCCACCAGCACACACCACCAGATGATGCGACCCAATTACAAGACTGGTGTTGTCATTGCAACGGCTGACGAATCAACCAGAAAGCTTGCGAATCCTGATCATTGGGAAGCTGGGCATAGTCTTTTCTACCCAGACGACCACAAGGACACTGAGATCGTTTGGTATCCGCAAACCCGGACCCTCTGCATTCAGGGTCATCCAGAATATGTTCCCGGTTCTCGTTTTGCTGATTATTGTTTTGAACTAATGTCAGAATTCATGCAGGAGAGTTTGCAATTTGCGGGCTAGTCGGAGTCGCGGGAGACATTTATGGAAGTTGGAAAGACGTTTTTAATGAACTACTACTAGTTGACAGTGTTAGAGGTGCACACTCAACTGGTGCTGGATTTGTTCACAGAGCCACGAACGAGTTCACTCTAGCAAGAGCGCCCGGACACCCTTTCAACTTGTTTCACTCCAAGGCGTTCGAAGACGCTATGGACATCAATAATCCTGTTAAAGTTCTCATAGGGCATAACAGATATGCCACTCTTGGGGCTCACACTGAAGAGAATGCTCATCCATTCGCTTTTGAACATGTTATGGGTGCTCATAATGGTACGCTTGACAAATTTACTATTAAAAATCTTCATGATGCGAATCTCTATGACACAGACAGTCAGGCCATTTTTTCGACAATAAATGAAGTTGGTGTTGTTGAAACCATGAAGCGTGTGACTGGCGCTTGGGCTCTTACGTGGTTTGACAAGCGAGACGGAACCCTAAACTTCCTGCGTAATGACAAGCGACCACTTCACTATTGCTATTCTGCAGATCGTTGCACGCTTATTTGGGCGTCTGAACCTGAGATGCTTAAGTACGTTCTAGGTCGTCGTCGCAAGAAAACGGAAGGCGACGAGTTCTTCACGATAACCAAGGACACCCATTATAAGTGGAAAGTCCCCACGGTTGTTACCAAGAAATTTGACAGTCCCGAGCAGTCTAAAGTTGAAGGGAAGTCATGTGTTTATGCCACAGTCCCTTTTACAGGTGGGGCTACAACTACGACGACGGTGAAGACGTTTGCTGGTTATAAGAAGAGTGATAGCAATGTTCTATCGTTTAATCAAAAATTCGATACCAAGCGATTTCGCCCCCCATACAAAGACATCTACGGCCACACCATCAACAAGCAGCAGTTTGAGCACATGGTTGCCGAAGGCTGTGCGTTCTGTAATGACAACAGTCAAGAATGGGGTGACTTTATTCAGATAATGGGTAACTGGAATGGGGCCAAGAATACTCCATTCATGTGTGAAGTTTGTTATGGCGATGTTGATTGCTATGAAACCCTCCGACATGTGATGTGAAGGAAACAAGAGTTGAAATCAACAGTATTGGTCGGTTGCGACCCAGAACTCTTTATGCGTAACCCTAATACGGGTGCTTTTGTGTCTGCTGACGACCTGGAACATGGACCAAGAATTCCCGGAACTAAGTGGGAACCTCACAAAGTTCCATTTGGGGCGGTCCAAATTGACGGAACCGCACTTGAGTTTAACATTGATCCTGCTAAAACCTGTGATGAGTTTGTTCACAATATTCAATCCGTTATGAACACCATGATCAATATGGTCCCCGGCTATAATGTTGTGGCTGAACCTGTTGCTCGGTTTGAGCCAGACTACTTCAAGTTTCAAGTCCCTAGTCATGCCCAGGAGCTCGGCTGTAACCCTGACTATAGTGGCTGGACCATGACTACCAATCCGGCCCCCGATCCCGCTGGGGAGCCTTTCAGGACCGCTAGCGGGCACATTCACATTGGTTGGACAGAGGACAAAGACATTGAGGATAAAGATTGGTTCATGCTTTGTTGTCGTTTTGCACGTCAGTTGGACTACTATCTTGGGATGTATTCACTTTTTTGGGATAAAGACCCGGTTCGTCGTTCACTATACGGGAAAGCGGGTGCGTTTCGTCCGAAATCCTACGGGTTGGAGTATCGCGTTCTCTCAAATAGATGGTTGGATTCAGACCCATTGATGCGTTGGGTCTATAACACTACTCAGGTCGCTATGGCCGACGGCTTTAGCGGGCTCTGGGCCGAGGACAACTATGGTGACATCGCACAGACTGTGATCAACACCAATGATGTTGATTGGCCTGAACACTATCCCGAGTGTGACTTGCACTTGGATCCACTAACACTACTTAAGGCGGCTTAATGCCTAAGGAAATACAGTTCGACAACCTAGAAGACGTTAGTTCCAAGTTCAGTCAAACTATCTGTTATTATGAGAATAAAGCTGTTTTCGTCAAGCAAGTTAGTCATCAGATAGATCCTAATAACAGTGAACAGATTCCAGATAAGTTTCGTCTAGTCGTCTGTGCTTTCAATATGCGCAATAAAAATATAAATCTCGAAGACAAAGCGTTCACATATAAGAAGTACAATATTGGTTATGCCAATACTAATAATCACTGTCTTTGGTGGTATAGAAAACCAATCAAGCAATATCGGCAGGGTTTGATTCGTTCCCAACTCGGCTTTTCATCTTCAGAAAATGTTATGATGCCAGAAGAGAATTTCAATTTTTCACGTCCGTATGTAAATATGCTAGAGAATGTTTATCCTGAAATTCCTGTTGTCGAAAAGGTCTTGAAAGACAAAGAAGCTAAGACTATTGCTTTTCATAAGGATTTCGCATTGTCGTATGATTACATCCACCAGGATTTTATTCTTGAATATCGTGGTACCAAGGTTGGCGTAAGTCTTAATGGTAATCTTGGTGAGTACAAGATTTTGAATGAGTACAAACACCTCAATGAAGCATTGCAGGAGGCTCTCGCATAATGCTTACAAAGAGAATGAAACTGGACGACACCTTAACTCGTCATATTCCTATTGCGAATGCGGCTAGTGTGACAGACGTTTTCGGTATTGAAGTTGAGCTCGAAGGCAAGAATATTATGAGCCCTGAAGAGCGGGTTAAGATTTTGTGGGCTCAACATAATGATGGCAGTCTTCGGAAAATCGTACCAGGATCTCAGGCTGTTGAGTACGTCAGTCGTTCACCATATAATTTGAAAAATACTGAGAAAGCTATCCAACTTCTGTTTGGTTACCTTACCGGTCCAGGGGTTGAGGTGTTCGACTCGTACCGGACTTCAATCCATGTTCACGTTAATTATTCTCAAGAATCATTCAGAACCATCTACAATTCGATGGTGTTGTCTGTGATACTTGACGAACTTCTAGTGTCTCAGAACGGAGAACACAGAGTTGGTAATAATTTCTGTTTCCGCGCCAAGGATGCGATGGGACAAATTGTTGAACTTGTAAACTCCATTTCCCAGGGTTCAGACTTCTTCGGTATTCAACAGAATAATCGCTATAGTTCAATTAATTTCGCCAGTCTGTTGAAGTTTGGCAGTATTGAGTATCGGTCCTTGGAATGCACATTGCATGAGGGTCGTCTTATGCATTGGATTGGTACCCTCCAGCAGATCAAGGAAAGGGCTAGGACATTTCAAAATCCTACTGCAATCATCCAGCAATTCAGCATGATGGACTCGACTGAATTCCTGAAGAATTCTCTTGGGCCATATGCTATCAAGTATCTTAAGGTTGCTGGATTTGAAGAGATGTTGCGAGACGGCATGAGGATCGCTCAAGATTTGGCGTTCTGTTCTGCGTGGAATGAAGGGGCTTTGACCGAATGACCATTTGGATTTACAGTGGCCGACCGTCCGACGGAGCCGCCTTGCTCGCTAAAGAGGAGGGTTTTCGTCGTCTTCATCTTAATAAGGTTGTTAAGCCGGACGATGTGATTGTTAACTGGGGTAAATGTCGCGCTGCTATTGCAGTTACTAAATTTCGGCCACTAAATCAACCGGGTGCGGTTGCTAAGGCTGTTAATAAGCTAATGACATTTCAGATGCTGGCGGGAAAGAATATACCCACAGTTCCTTGGACAGCTAATAAGGCTGTGGCCAAGGAGTGGCTGGCTTCTGGCAAGACGGTTGTGGCCCGGAAGACCTTGACAGGCCATGAAGGCGATGGTATTGTAATAGTAGAGCCAGGTAATGAGCTCATAGAAGCTCCCCTCTACACCCAATACATTTTCAAGGAAAAGGAATTTCGCGTTCATGCAACGCCATATGATATTATTGACACCCAACAAAAGGTCCGTGACCCTAAGCGTGAAGTTGTTAGCTGGAAAGTTCGTTCCTGGCAAAATGGTTTTATCTTTCAGCGCAAGAACATAATTCCTAGTGCTAAACGCGACGCCTTGGCAATACAGACCATCAAGGCGCTGGGCTTGGATTTTGGTGGTCTGGATATCATCGAGGACAAAAAGGGAGATTTTTATGTCCTGGAAGCTAATACTGCACCGGGCATCGAAGGGACAACTGTTCAGCAGTACGGCGTCGCCCTCAGAGGTCTTGCAGAAAGTTTACGAACCGGTATTAAACCGAAGGCAATTGCCTATGATCATAAGCCCGCAGAACAACAAGCTGGACCTGGATTGTGGGTTGCCGCCCCTGCTTCCGTGGCCGGAATTGGAAGTGGTATCCGCAACCTCAATCTCGGTTGGTAGTGGACCAATGAAGTTAAAGACTAAATACAGTCTTCCACTTTATCTTGAAAGTAAGCTTGTTAACAAATATGGTTGGGTTGTTGAGAGGCGTGAGTACAATCAACATATTATCTTCATCAGGTCAAGATCAGCCAAGAGAAAGCCTAACCCGACTATCAAATTTGGTCCGGCTCTTGACGAAGCCCAGCAGAAGAAGCTGACTGAACGCTGTGACAACATTGTTAACTTCTTTCCCGATCCATATGCAACCACTATGGCTGTTCGTCAGCGTCTTCATAATCTCGCCCAAGCACTTGAATCCGTTCAACAACAGTTTGTTTTAGACTACATGGAAGAGAACTTCCCAGAACAAGACGAATATAAGAAAGTACGGGAGAAGTAATGCGCTGCCCGATTTGTGATCGTGATACTAATAGTTTTTGGGACTGTCTTTCTTGTAGTGAGATTATACAGGAAACTGTTGAATATTTTAATGAAGAAGAGCAAGATGAAGATCTTATTGAAGATGGTTGGGGATGAACAAGCAACGGCCTGATTGGTCTAAAGAGCAACTTCTCATTTTGCGTGACCTACGTTATTTTGGTCTTTCATTTAGTAAGTGTGCAAATAAGCTCGGTATAACTAAGAGCGCTGTTGCTGGGCAAGTCTTTCGCCACCAAGATCATTGGAATGGTTATAACAAAGCCCCTAGTTTGTCCGCTATCCGTCTTGCGCAGTTTGATCCCCTAATAAGGAGAGCGATAAGTGGCTAAATACAATGCCGCATTCATTAACAATATTGCCGAGGAGGGTAACAAAATTGAAGCTATTGAATATCTTCAACGTACTTGGGACGACCTTCAAAATCTTCGAATTGCTCTTGCCAAACGTGGTTATACTGTAAGGGAGATCAATCGTGCCCAAGACAGCGGAACATTCGACGGACAAGTTCGGCAGAGCTGAACGCTCTACGGAGTTTCTTGAGGGCTACGGAGCCTGTGCTCGCTCAATTAGTCGTCATCACAATCCGTTTCCACAGATGGACGGTGGGTTGCGGGATCAACGCTGGGAGGACTGGCATGAGGGCTGGAATACCCGGTTCTACGGAGAGAAGATTTATGAAGGAGAACCTAATCCATAATGAGCGGCAGGACGTGGGTGGCTGCTGACCATCACCTTGGCCATGCTAATATTCTCAATTTCAAACGAGAAGACGGAACGCCACTTCGGCCTTTCAAAACTATAGAGGAACATGATGAAACAATCATCCAACGTCACAATGCAGTTATCAAGCCCGAAGATCGGGTCTACATGCTTGGAGACGTGTGTATCAATCGGCATAGCAGGCATTTGCTATCTCGCTTTGTTGGTCGCCTTGTTCTAGTCAAAGGCAATCATGATATTTTCAAGTTGCCAGACTATCTTCCGTTCTTTGATGACATTCGTTCGTATGTGGTTCAAAAGGACGGCGAAGGTAATAAGGTCATTCTTTCCCACATACCTATACATCCTGATAGTGTGGGAAGGTTCGGAACCAACATCCATGGTCACCTTCACTACCAGAAAATAGATGATCCAAGGTATGTGTGTGTCAGTCTTGAACATACAGACTACTCGCCAATTCAAATTCATGAAGCGTTAAAAAGGAAAGTGCATGACAATTACCGTAAAAACTGATTGGAGTCATTGGCTTATTGAGGCAGGTAACCTTTTACCAGGTAGTCAGATTAGAATTATCAACGTCCCGTCTGGATTAACAAATAATGAACGCTGTTCCGAAATGAACAAAGCTCTTAGAGTAGCTTATCCTAACAAAAATCTCAGAGCATATTGGCACGGTCTTTTTTATGTTTACTATGAGGCCATTATAAAATAAGTCAGTTTCTAAGGCACATTGCCTGTAACGAATGTGATAGTAGTGATGCCAATTCTTTGTATGATGATGGACACACTCATTGCTTCAGTTGCGGTAACACGACATTTCCGAATAACAATAAGAAGGAGGACAGTAATATCCTCACAGAACTCGGTAAAGACTACAAAGATTTAACTGATCGAAAGATATCCCGCGCCAGTGCTGAGAAGTATGGCATTTGGCGTAATGGTGACACGACATACTTCCCATATTTCAATGATGGAAAACACCTTGCAAACAAGGTCAGACACCCTGATAAAGAATTTAATGTTGAAGGTGACATCAAACACTCCGGACTCTTCGGAAGCCAGCTTTTTCCTGGAGGTAGTGCGAAGTTCATTACAATTGTTGAAGGCGAATATGACGCTTGCGCGGCATTTGAGCTCATGGGAAGCAGGTGGCCGGTCGTGTCTGTTCGATATGGAGCGGACGGAGCTAGTCGAGATGTTGCAGACAACTTTGAATACCTTAACAGCTTTGCAAACGTCGTTGTCTGCTTCGACAGGGACGATCCGAAAGTAAATGAGAGAACGGGACAAATCCGTTACCCCGGCCAAGAGGCGGCTCTTGCTGTGGCTGGTATGTTCCCCATCGGCAAGGTTAAGATTCTTACTCTTGCAGACGGCAAAGACCCGAACGACTATCTTAAAGCTGGTAAGCGGGAGCAGTTCAACCGTGAATGGTGGTCCAGCCCGACGTTTACTCCAAGCGGCCTCAAACTTGGCCGCGACATGTGGGGTGAGATCAGCGAACGGAAGGCGTATGAGACAGTACCGTATCCCTGGGACTTGCTTAATACTCAGACATACGGCATTAGGCTTTCGGAGTTCGTGGTCTTCACTGCGGAAACAGGTGTTGGAAAGACATCAGTACTCAAGGAAATAGAGTTCAATATCCGTAAGGTTAGCCCCGATGCGGGTATCGGACTCCTTCACCTGGAAGAGACTAACGGCGACACAGCACTAGGTTTGATGTCACTTGAGGCTAATCTACCTCTCCATCTTCCAGATGTAAGGGACACAATTAAACAGGAGGAGATGCGTGAGTATTTTGATCGGAGTGTTAATACTGACAAGCTGGTTATTTATGATCATTTCGGGAGTAACTCCATTCAGGAGATACTCAATAAAGTCCGCCATATGCACAATCTTGGTTGCAAGTATATTATCTTGGACCATCTTAGTATTGTCGTGTCTGATCAATCAGGGGATGAGCGTAAGCAACTAGATGAGATTAGCACTAAGCTCAAAACTTTGACAATGGAATTAAATATCGCGGTACTTGCTGTAATACACCAGAATAGGCAGGGTCAAATTAGGGGCACTGCTGGTGTGGAACAACTGGCCAATATTGTAATCAAACTTCATAGAGAACGTCTCTCCGAAGACCCGTGGAGGCGTAATGTGGTGAAACTTATTGTAGAAAAGAACAGGTTTTGTGGCAGGACTGGTCCTGGCGCTTACCTTCATTATAACGAATTCACCGGGCGACTCACAGAACTAGACAAAGAACAGATTATACAGTACAACAACGGAGGAACTACAATAGTTGAGCATTCATGGTAAAATACCTTCCCCGCGTTGAGGACTATCACAAATATTGGTACATAGACTGCGAAGCAGACAGCCTGTACCCATCTAAACTTTGGATGATGTGTGCCAGTCGAATGGACTCTGATGAAGTTCATAGTTTCGTTGGCCATGATGCGATACGGAGATTTTTCGATGAACTACGGGGACAGGGGGTATATTTTGTCGGTCATAACGCGATCAGTTACGACGGACCTCACACGGCGAGATTGGTTGGCGCTCCCATTCACACTGGTAATATCGTCGACACTCTTGTTCTTTCATACCTGTACGATCCTGCTCTCAGCGGCGGCCACAGCCTGGAAGCTTGGGGCGAACGTCTTGGAGACCCGAAAGGGCAGTTCGACGACTTCAGTGGCTACAGCCCCGAAATGGACAGGTATTGCCAACAAGACGTTCGGCTCGGAAAGAAAGTGGCTCGTGCTCTGTGGCAGCGTATGTTGCGGCTTGGTTTTAGTGAGCTGTCTTGTGAAATTGAACATGAAATCAGAGAGGTAGTAGATGAGCAAAAGCGAGCTGGTTGGGCATTTGACATCCCAGGTGCACAATCTCTTGTCGGTCAACTCCGAGCTGAGCAAGCAGCTCTGGAAGGTCCAATACTGGAGCTATTCCCACCCAAGCTTGAAGTTGTCGGAACATACAATCGAAGAGTTAAAGCGGACGGAGGAGAATATGCGAGCCGCCTCAGGCACCTTGCAACATATCCTGAACTCCGTGAAAACGGAGACGGAACCTACAGCACTCTCGATTGGCAAGCCTTCAATATTGGATCGCCTAAGCAGAGAGTAGAACGCCTACTTGGACTAGGTTGGGAACCCCAAGATTTCACTGAGAAGGGTTTCCCCAAGGTTGACGAAGAAAGCCTTCTAGCGTTCGCTGAGAGTTCGAGAAGACCTGAAGCAACTGCTATTGCTGAGTGGCTTGTACTTCAGGGTCGGTCATCTATGATTGACACTTGGTTGAATAATGTTAACTATGAAGACAGTTGTATGCACGGTAGTGTTCTGACTTGTGGTGCAACAACCCGTCGGATGACACATTTTGGTCCAAACACAGCCAATATCCCTAAGGCAAAGCAGAAGGTAAAGTATGGAATTGAATGTCGAAGGCTCTGGCAAGCTAGACCCAACCGACGAGAAGTTGGCTATGATGCCAGCGGCCTTGAAATGCGTATGTTTGCTGAGTATCTTAACAATGCTGAGGCCACCCTTCTCTTCACTACAGGAGACCCCCACCTCCTTAACACTAGAAACCTCGAACTCCCAGATGAAATGCGTGATCTCACGGTCAAGAATGGATTCTACGCTTATCTCTATGGAGCTGGAGATGGTAAACTCGGAGTCACGCTTAAACCTGAACTTCGTAAAGGTGAAGCTGGACCATACGGTAAATGGGCTCGTGGAGTCCTTGAAAAAGGTACGCCCGGACTGGCCAGATTGGTCGCAGATATCCAAGATGAGTTTCGAGGAACTGGCGGACTTCTCCGAACTATTGATGGGGGATTCGTCAGGTGCCACTCCAAAAGCGCTAGCCTTAATTATAAGCTCCAAAGTGCGGGGGCAATAGTTATGAAGAAGGCGGCTATCATAGCCCGTAATGAGATTAAACGGCGCGGGCTTGATGGCTTCTATGTGGGTAACATTCATGATGAAGGACAACTTGATGCAAAGACCGAGGATTCTGAGGAAGTTGGAAAGACCTGTGTTGACGCAATCACAAGTGCAGGGCTTGCTATTGGATTTAAAGTCCCGCTCACGGGTAACTACAAAGTTGGACTCAACTGGGCAGAGTGCCATTGATCTAAATAAATACGAGAAATATTGCAGGGAAAGTGATCTATTTGCATGAGACAAGGACCAGACTACTATCAACAATTTGAATGCAATGATGAAATAGGACCATACATTACAGTACCACTCGAAATAGTGGGCGACTTTGTAGATTCTGAGTGTGTTCAGTTCCACGACAACGGTAATGGCACATTTCATTTGAGAATATTCGATAAATTGGTTGACAAGTAAAGTATCATAAGGTACAATATTGAATATGGTGATGAGAGATCATCTACTTTAATGTCGAAGACAATAAAACAATAAGAAAATAACAAGAAAGAAAGGAGCATCTATTGCTCATTCGTGGAAAGGCCAAGTGGGCCAAGATTACCGGTGAACCTGGTTGGGGTTATCAAAATGCTCACAAGGAGTGGAGCATTGATGTGTATCTCGACGAGGAAACTGTTCATCGGCTGGAAGTTGAAGGTCTGAAAGAGAAGATCAAGGACAAGGGTAATGGTCCTTATATGACCTTCAAGCGTCGTGAACTGAAGCAAGACGGCAGTCCGAACCAACCCATTCGTGTGGTTGACCATCATGGTGAAGCGTGGAATCCGAAGACCAAGATCGGTAATAGTTCTACGGTCAATGTCAACTTTGCTATTAACGAGTATGGTAAGAATCAGAAGTCGGCTAATATTCTATCGCTTCAGGTCTGGGACTTGGTAGCATTTGAAGGCGGTGAATTCCCAACTAGAGAAGATGACAAGCCCTGGGCCGAGGAAGTCGCTTAATCTCAACTTTAGTAGATGACATCTATTCTGTCCTGGAAAATGGTAAGCAAGTTACCGACGCCGAAGCAACTGAATTTGGGTCTGAACTTGCTACCATTATCCGGGACAGTCTAGAAGAAGGTAAACGACCATTCACCCTTCGTATGTCCAACCTCGGAAAAGGCGCACGTCAACTTTGGTACCAAAAGAGATATGAACCAGAAGAACCACTCAAAGGCCACACTCTCCTCAAGTTCCTCGTTGGCCACATTACAGAGTCTGTCCTACTATTCCTCGCCAGCGTGTCGGGCCACAATGTTACGGCTCGCCAAGATGAAGTGGCTATCCAAGGAATTAAAGGACATATCGACGCCGACATCGACGGAGTAACTGTTGATGTCAAGAGTGCTAGCCCCTATTCGTTTAAGAAGTTCGCTAATGGATCTTTGGCTGAAGACGACGCCTTCGGTTATATTGAACAGATCGCCGGTTATAGTAAAGCAAGAAACACAGACGGTGCATTTCTTGCAATGGACAAAGTCAGCGGACACCTAGCTTATCTTCCATTCACTAAGGACGAACTTGCTGCCACAGTTAATGTTGAAGAACGTATTGACTATTTAAAGTCTGCTGTTGAGTCAGATGTCGAACCTGAAAGGTGCTACCCCGATGAAGAAGATGGAGCAAGTGGTAACCGAGTTCTTGGAACAAATTGCTCCTACTGTGATCATAAGAGGCGTTGTTGGGCTGATAGCAATGGTGGTTTGGGTCTTCGGACCTTTCTTTATTCTAATGGCCCTAAGTTTTTCACGACAGTAAAAAGAGAACCGAAGGTATTCGAAAAAGTGAACTTCTAGAGCAAGGAAGCAAATATGGACGACGATAACATCTTTCATCTCGGTACCATTAATGGTGGTAAGGGTAAGGAAGAAGAGGCTAAGTTTCCGAGTAATCATTACGTAATTACAGACATCGAAGATGTGGAATGGTTCGCCGAGGGTTTTCTGATCTTCACCCCGCATCACGTTGCCATCATGAAGACTACAGAACTCGGTGCGGTTCCTGATATTGTTATACCCATTGGCCGCGTTAAGGCCGCTCAGATGTGCGACGAATTGGAAGAAGAAGAGAGTGATGATATTTATGATTAGTCTTCTTATTCTTTCGATTTTTGGTCTAGGTCAGTCTGACTTTAGTTATCCTCCGGTCCCTTGCTCAGTTCCCTGTGTGGTTGAGTTTAGTCCTGGTGGTATCATCGATCTATTTGCCGCTCAAGGTAGGCAACTTGCTGCTGACAAGACGCCTGTAATCGTGGATGGTCCTTGTTTGAGTGCTTGCACTATCTTGGTCGATGAAGCTCGTGATAATGTTTGTATCACTAAGAACGCGGTACTAGGTTATCATCAATCAGTTATGATGACAGAAGATGGACCTGAGTACGGAGACATTATTTACAAGACACCAGGGTTGAATAAGTACATTCAATCTCGAGGTGGGCTTCCTAAACCTAATAGTGGTCATTTGTTGATATTGAATCAGAGCGAAGCTGGGAAGTTTTACAAGACATGTTAGATCCACATAATCTTCTTTCTCAAGTTCATCCCGATCTTGTCAAAGTCATCAACGCTGCTAGTCAAACTCCACAACCATTTCAGGTGATCTATGGAATTAGAACTCTCGCCGAAGAAAAGCAATTGGTTCTTGAGGGATTTTCCCAAACACTTCATTCGAGACACCTCCCAGACAGTCATTACAATAATCTTGCTATGGCTGTTGATATTGGGGTTTTTGTCAATGGCGTCTATCTTGGCTCTGGTCCCACTGTGGCTGTGGTCTACACTGCGGTAAGTAAACAAGTCTTGGCTGCTGCTCAGGAGTTGGGTATTGACGTTCAGTGGGGTGGCCAAGCAGTTGGTGCTTGGGTAGACGGTGTGGTTAGTCACTTCCAGGACTGGGGCCATTACCAACTTGATCCGGCTAAATATCCTTAGTGGCTTTTAAGTCAGGCTTCGAGCGCACGGTCGATGCCAATCTAAGGTCTCGTGGGGTGAAATATACCTACGAGACTTTGGAACTTCCTTACACTTTAAACGGAATTTATCATCCAGACTTCATACTAGACAACGGAATTATTATCGAAGTCAAAGGTAGACTAGATCGGGAGAGTATTCGCAAGATGATTGCGGTACGTAAACAATATCCTGATCATGACATTCGCTTCCTATTTATGGAGGCCAACAAGAAAGTTCCCTTTCAGAAGCAGACCCACGAGAAGTGGGCAGACCGGAACGGCTACAAGTGGGCCGTTGGTGTCGTACCCCAGGAGTGGATTGATGAGTAAAATCCTAGTTATAGATATCGAATGGGCACCTGCCAAGGCTTATGTCTGGCGGATGTATGATGAGAATATTAGTCCTGATCAGTTGATTGATAGCGGCGGTCTTCTCTGCTTCTGTGCTCATTGGGTTGGCTCTAAAGAGTTCATCTTCCTCTCTAAGTGGGAGTATGGTGCAACAGACATGGCATATGTTCTTCGCAATCTTCTTGATGAGGCAGACGCTGTAATTACTTACAACGGCAATCGATATGATTTGCCTAAGATTAAAGGCCATCTAATGCTTGAGGGTTTGAAACCTTTTGCACCACCTACCTCTATCGATTTGATTAAGACCGTAAAAGGCTTGGGATTTGTGATGGCCAAGTTGGCTTATATTGGCCCCTTACTTGGTGTTGGATCTAAGATGAAGCATGAAGGCTTTGCACTCTGGCGGTCTGTTCTTGAAGGCGATGTCAAGGCCCAGAAGCGGATGCAGAAGTATTGTATTCAGGATGTCAAGGTAACTGCTAATCTCTATCAGCGAATTAAACCTTTCATTCAAGATCACCCGCATCTTGGGGATAACAAGGGAGCTTGTGGAGCTTGTGGGAGTAATCATGTACAATCTAGAGGATTTCGAAGGACGAAGTTTTTTAAAGTACAACGACTTCAGTGCATTGACTGTGGTTCTTGGCATACAGGCGCCAGAAAGAAGGTTTGAGATGGATGATATGCTGAATGACATCATTGATCGTATCTACGAAGGCGAACCCTTTGATGCTAAGACTCTCGAACGAGAACTTGCTGAATGGGGTTTTATGATCGTACCGATTGAAGACCCAACCAATCTATTTGGTGTGATGGAAGATAATGTCTGATGCCGAGGGGTCAATACCTGGCGCAGTTAAGTATGACCAAGGAAAGGCTCCAGTCTATCGTGGAGCAATCGGATACTTTCCGCGAGCAATTGAAGAACTATCTCGTGTCAGTGAATTTGGTGCCAGAAAATATGCCTGGGCTGGTTGGAGACATGTCCCAGACGGACTTAATCGTTACACTGACGCACTGGCTCGACACCTGCTCAAGGAAGCATCTGGAGAGGTTTGTGATGCTGATAGTGAACTTCTACATGCTGCCCACGTTGCCTGGAATAGTCTAGCTCGTTTGGAACTAATTCTTGAACAAAAATCTTGATTATTGGACGAGTAGTTATGCTTATTTCCGGCATAAAAATATAGAACCAAACCAAATATTGTGGTATTGGTTATTCGAAATATTGGAGAACCAATGAACGTCTACCTAGCTGGCCCTATGAGAGGCATTCCAGAGTTTAACTTTCCAGCCTTTGATATGGCTGCCCTGACACTAAGAAAACATGGACATGAAGTTTTTAGTCCAGCGGATAATGATCGCCAAAAAGGTTATGATAAACTAGAACTTGATGGTAAGGTTATGCGTTGTATGATTATGGATGATCTCAATTATATTGCAAATGAAGCGGACGCAATTGCTCTTCTTCCTGGGTGGCAGAAGTCAAAAGGGGTTGCGGCAGAAGTGGCACTAGCTAAATTCCTTAGCCTCAAGATTTGGGAACTATCGGAGTACGACGTTGAGCAAGGGTATGAACAAGTTCGATCTTAAGGATCGTAGAAGACAGCGTAGGCAGAATCACTTTGATAAGGATCTGAAACTACCTAAACAACAACGACAGAAACCCAAAAGGAACTGGGATGGCGAACGGTCCGAAACTCTGGATGAAATTGATCTCTGAGGCCCCAAAGAACTCTGTTCTGATGGGTGGAGCAGTTGTTGACTACGCATATAGTGTACATCTTCAACCGAAAGACTACGATATCTTTTATACATATCAGGTTGGTCTACCAGTTCTACCACCTAATTGGGTAAAACTTGATCAGGATAATCAGAATGAGTATGAACAAGGTAATGGTAATCACATCGGATCTGTCTATGATTATCTAGTTGATGGGGTGTATAGGATACAACTAATAGGTGTGCACTTTATTGACCCAAAGCAGCATTTCAAATCCTTTGATCATAGTCTAACTCTTGGTGTGTTCAGCAATAAAGGTATGTTCATTCATCGTAAGGCTTTTGAATCCGTACAGAATGAAACTATTGAGTACATTAGCAAGAATAAAGAACCTAAAGCAGTTGCTAAGTCCTTGGCACGGGCACAAAAGAAAGCAGATAAGTACGGCTGGCTTAACCCACAATTTAAAGGGTTCGATCTAGCTTTTAATATTGAACCAGCAGGAGAAAACCTATTCTAACTGATTATCAAAGATTTATACACACAAGTCGCTACGCTAGGTGGATACCTGATGAGAACCGACGAGAAACCTGGGAAGAAACTGTCCGACGCTATATTGATTGGATGATGCTTTACACCAAAGGTGGTTCTCTAGGTTCAAAAGAATGGCTTGAAATTGAAGATGCGATAATTAATCTAGAAGTCATGCCATCAATGAGATGTCTTATGACTGCTGGTCCAGCTCTTGACAGGACTCACGTAGCTGGTTATAATTGTGCTTATCTTGTAGTTGACAACCTACGCGCCTTCGATGAGGCCATGTACATCCTACTTTGTGGGACTGGTGTTGGTTTCAGCGTGGAAAAGAAATATGTGGATCAACTTCCAACCATCGGAGAAACTATTGGTGGACAAGATCAACCAATTGTCACAGTACCAGACAGTAAGGAAGGGTGGGCATCAGCCCTTAGAACCCTCCTCAGTTACCTCTTTGAGGGTTACACACCTGGATGGGACGTTTCGCGAGTACGGCCTGCAGGCGCTCGACTCAAGACTTTTGGGGGTCGTGCTAGCGGACCTGAGCCGCTTGTCGAGTTATTTACTTATGCTACAGAAGTTTGTAATCGAGCCCGAGGAAGGCAACTATCGTCGCTAGAGTGCCACGATCTTTTGTGTAAGATTGCAGAGGTTGTTGTTGTCGGTGGTGTAAGACGGTCAGCCATGATCAGTCTAAGCGATCTAAGTGATGAAGGAGCAAGGCAGGCAAAGCACGGAGCTTGGTGGGAGCAGAATGGACAACGAGGTCTATCTAATAACAGCGCGGTGTACTTGGGAAAACCATCCGTCGGAGAATTCCTACGAGAGTGGCAATCTCTATACGACAGTAAAAGTGGGGAGCGAGGGATATTCAACCGTAAGGCAAGCGTGCGACAAGCTAGTCGAAATGCCAGACGAGATGTCTCTTTCGAGTACGGGACTAATCCTTGCAGCGAGATCATTCTTCGACCTAATCAGTTCTGTAACCTCACTGAAGTCGTTGTACGATCTGGAGATAACTTGTCAGACCTGGAACGAAAAGTGCGACTGGCCACCATTCTTGGGACCTTTCAGTCCACTCTTACTCAGTTTGCGTATCTCAGACGTTGCTGGCGGAAAAATACAGAAGAAGAACGTCTACTTGGCGTTAGCCTTACCGGAATCCTCGACCACCCAATCCTCGGACGAACTGGTGAAGGTTGTCTGTGGCTCCAACGCCTTCGGGAGATAGCAGTTGCAACAAATAAGAATCTGGCTACTACTCTTGGTATTCAGCAGTCTGTGGCTATTACTTGTGTTAAGCCTTCAGGTACCGTCTCCCAGTTGGTGGACAGTAGTTCTGGCATTCACCCTCGGCATAGTCCTTTTTATATTAGGACGGTACGAGGAGATGTAAAAGATCCGCTAACCACATTCCTAATTGACCAAGGTGTACCCTTTGAACCAGATGTCACAAACCCAGACCATACGGCTGTCTTCTCTTTCCCCATCGCAAGCCCAGATGCTAGTTTGTGCAGGTCGGATATCACTGCAATCGAGCACCTTGAAATCTGGCGTAATGTCCAAGAACATTGGTGTGAACATAAACCCAGTATAACGGTGAATGTAAAAGAAAATGAATGGATTGGTGTGGGATCTTGGGTGTGGGATAATTTCGATATTCTTTCTGGTGTGGCTTTTCTACCCTATTCTGAACACACCTATCGACAGGCTCCCTACCAAGAGATCACAGAAGAACAATACAACGAATGGGTAAGTAGGATGCCCAAGCAGATCGATTGGGATTTGCTAAAGACCTACGAACAAGAAGACAACACAACAGGCTCCCAAGAGTACGCTTGCTCTTCGGGCTATTGCGAGGTAATATAATATG